CTTCCAGATATCGGTGGTGTACTATTACCACCACCAGCACCTACAGGTTTCTCTATTAAGTATACTTTATCACCCTCATCTGGATTATCCTCTACTAAATTTTCTCTATTTAACTTCATAGGAGCGATAATTGGTTTACCCTCCTTACCTTTTACAGAATCAGCAAATTTAGACATTGATGCTTCAAGTTTTTGGTTCTCACCTTGGAATTGAGACGCTATCTCTTCAGCTTTTGTTGTTCCCTCTATACTTCCTTCATCTTGATCCTTCTTTCTCTTAGATTTTGTTCCAAACATATTACTCATGAAACCCTCAAGTTTTTGTCCTAATGATGAGTCTTCATCTTTTTCTTCTTTTTCATCTTTTATTTCCTGATTTTTTTGATCAATAGTAGTTCCCTTTGATTGTGCGTTCTTTGACTCAATTTCAGCGATAAATGGATCGCCTTTGATTCCCTCTATATTTTCCTCAGTTGCATCAATTTTTTCTTGTGAGGGTTTTGATTGAGTTACAGTTTTATAATTAGCACTATCATTTTCTTCTATTGCACTACTATTATTTTTTGGTTGAACATTCTGATCTTGATTTGTAGGAGGTGTCTCTTGTGTTTGTTGTTCTTCCTTTTCGGGGGGTATAGGTTGTCCAACACCAGAATCATCTATTATCTGTCCTTCATCAAAACTATTCAGACCAAAATTTGCTGGTTCTTTATACAAACTTGCAGCGGTGAAAAATTCTCTTCTTAAACGATTAACACCACCCTCTGCCTTTTCTAGATTATCTTGTGCTTCTGCCTGTTGTTGACCAAAATCTAAATTAAACATTTGACCTTTTAGGTTGCTTATGCCAGCACCAAAGTTCGTCAGGAAATCTTGTATACCACTTATAAATCCCGTTAATATATTAACTGCCTTACTTATTCTTTGTATTAATTTCTGTATTCCCTCCAAAATTTTTGGAAGTTGAGTTACAAACCATCCTATCAATACAATACCGAAGAAATCAATTATTCTACCTAAAAATCCTTTTGTACTTCTTGATGATACTGTACCCTGTCTAGCAGCAACACCCTGCACACTTGCTGCTTCTAATTCATCTTCCCTTGCTTTCCTCTCTACGTTTTCCCTTCTTCTTCTAAAAAATTCATTATCTTTACCTATTAATGATCTCTTAAAATTATTATTGTCATTCGTCTGCTGAACTATCTCACTTGCAGTATTATTTGCCTTTACTAAACCATCATTAAAAGAGTTTACAGAATCACGAATTGTATTGATGCTGATTGATGACTTTAAAAGTGAATTTCTTCTTGCTCTAATAGACATATTATACCTCTGCTATATTAAACATTGAACCAGCGAGTGCAGGGAAGTTATTATTATAATCAGATGAACTTATATTTGGTAAAGAATCACTCTTTCCTGAGTTAGATGCACCACTTCCAGCATTATTAGTACCAGTATCCTGTGCACCACCATTCATAGGAATATTAATTACGTTTGTATTTTTATCTTTTTTAAGGGATTTTGTATCCATTTCTTTTTTATTAGGAACAATATTATCACTTTCTACTACTGATTGATATATGTTTGACCCCTCTACGTTTACATTTGTATCACCCTCTTCAGGAATGGTTGCACCAGTAATCCTATCAGTTATACCTGCAGCAGTACCACCACTAATTGAACTCAATATACCTAAACCAAGAACACCGATTATACTTGATCCAAGTTCTGGAAATAAAGTTAAACCTGTGAAGAAAGTTGCCAAACTTGCAATCGTTCCTGCACCTGCACCTGCAACTGCTTGTGTGGTGGTTTGATCAGGAACTCCATCACCATCTTTATCCTCTGTTCTATTTTTAACATCTAAACCAAATCCAGCAATTTCTGCTATTGTATTCAGAACAGGTACTTTTCCTAAGAATTTAAATGTTTTTGATAATACAGGACTTTTAGAAACGACTGCACCAATACCTTTATTTGGATCTATAACTCTTTTTACTATAGGACCTATAAGAGGTAAATTTGTACCAACATTTAGTAATGCCTTCACTGGTGCTTTAAGAAGATTAACTATAGGATTTCCAGCCTTTTTAGCAAGTCCCTTTGCACCATTTAAAATTATATCTCTAAATTTAGCAACATTAGCTCCGATAAAGTTAGCAACAGCTCTGAATGGTGTTACTAACAAAGCACCCAGTGAAATCCTCAAAGCAGTCGCTGCTAATCCACCAGTCATCATGACTAATTTTCCAACACCAATGGTAACAGCACCACCAATGGCAATCATCAATCCAAGATTCAATAGAAACTTATTTCTAAATTCTCTAAGTGCATCAAGATTTCCCTCTGAACTTAGTCTTAATAATGTTAATGTATTATCAACTAACCACCCACCTGCTAATATAAGTAAGAAATTTGCCAATCTTCCTAAAATTCCTTGAGCAAAAGTTGCAACTCTACGAACAGGTGACAGCAAAGCACTCTGTACTTTTCTTTCTAAGTCAGATTCTTTACCTTCTCTTAGTGCTTGCTCTGCAAGTATTCTTTCTCTTTTTTGTTTCTCTGCTTCTCTCTGTCTCTCTATCGTATCACTTAATGCTAAATTATTTCTAATTACATTTAATGATTGACTTAAATTATTTACTTGTGCACTTACACTTGATAGTTGAGCTGAAACACTTGTTAGTGTAAGAGAATTTTGATTTAGTAAACTTGTAACTTGAGGGTCTGGTGGTGGAGGTGCAACAGCACGACCAGTAAAGACACTAGAAGAAACTGATCTTCTAATACCTCTGATACCTCCTGCTATTGGCGATCCTAAACCTTGTTCCTCATCCATTACGTTCTTGTTGTGCTTTTAAGTTTTCCTCTTCAATGTACTGTTGTAAAAGTGAAACATAAATTTCCCTCTCCCAAGGAATCATATTCTCAAGTTCAGTTAAGCTATATTTATGGTGCTGCATCATGGCAAAATTCAACTTGTAGTATGACACAAGATCCTCATGTGCCATACTTATCCGAAAAAACTCTGCAGCCCCTCAATTTTTATTTCGCTCTCAACTTTTGTGTTGGGATTTATAACCTTAACTGTATGAGATAATTTTGGCATTGTTTCAAAAAACTTTTCAACCTCTTTAAATTGAGTAGAATTTAATGATTCGATAAAGTTATTGAGTTCTTTCTTTGTACACTCCTCAGATGCCCATGATTCTTCTTCAGAATACACTTGATCTATACATGATGCAATTAAATCGAATGTATCATCTACATTCATATTTTCAACTGAACTAAAATTAGTCTTAATAAATTCACTCAGTGAAGGGTACTTCATTCTCAACGTATATGTATCATCTAATTTGATGTCACGTTGATGTGCCTCATCTCTTTGTATTTGTATACTATCAATGTTAATTGCCATCGGAACTTGTGTTTTACCATCATCTGGACAAGTTACCATAACTTCAATTTGTTCACCGACTGACTTTCCACGAATATTTAAAAACAAAAATTCGATGTCAAAGGTTGAAAGTCTCTCAACTTTTATACCTTTAGATAAAATACATTTTGATAAAACATCTTTCACTGCTCTAGCAATTTGTTTTGAATCTTGAGATTCCATTGCTAGTATTAAAATCTTCTCTTCTTTCACTAAAAAAGGTCTATACCTAATTTTTTTATCAGAAGAAGGAAGAATCAACTCGTAAGTAGGAGTTGAAATGGTTGGTAAAGGCATGATATTCTAAGCACTTCAGTGTGATTATTTATAGTGCTTTTCCAAACGTTAATTTATACCAAATCTCGCTGCATTATCTCTTATAAAATTACCCCTTGTGTTTATTGAACCAGTTCCAACCATACTACCATCAGGTGTTACTGTATATCCTACGTTACGATTCAATAATGGTAAACCACTCATAACTTCATTCAAACCATTTTCAGTATTTCTTTGAATACCATCATCTGTTGCACCAGATCTTACTTTATTATTACTGATACCTAATGCTCTGGCAAGAGATGATGATTCACCGCAGATATATCTATCATAACTAAATGAACAGGTTGCTTTCAATATGGAAGAACTTTGATATGAAACTCTTGTTGAATTTAATGATAGTGGGAACATACCAATAAATCTATATTCCAAAAACTGAAAATGATTTGCTTCAAATTTTACTATCCTTGTATCATTTGATTTGTATTCCTCTGGATATCTCATCTTAAAATGATAAGAATCATTCACTGGGTCAGCAGTCGATGCACCAGCAATATATTCCATCCAATGTTCTAAAAACTTTAGAGATTTATATTCATTATCAACATAAAATTCTAAATTTATCTGTGTAAAATTACGAGTATGTGCAAACCTCTCAACGACCCCTTGAAAATCACCAGCAGTATTTAATGATGCAAGTGCACTTCCTGGTAAAACTGCATCACTACATAATAATCCAATATTATCTGAAATGAAACGATCATTTATACCTTTCTGTCTCATGAATCTTCTTACTGGACTTCTAGGCAAAACAAATTTTACTAAAAACTTTGATGTCTGAGCTACATTCTGTAACTTAGGCATTATATCTGATATTCCTCTTGGTCTTGGTGCTGGCACTCTAAATACTTCTATAGTATAGTTATTTAGATGGCTTATAGGGGAAAATACTATCCATCCTTTCCTAGAAAGTACAAAGGTGATCCGACTAATATAATCTATAGGTCACTTTGGGAAAGAAAATTTATGGTGTATTGTGATAAAAATGCAAAGATATTAGAATGGGGAAGTGAGGAGATTGCCCTTCCATATATTTCACCACATGATAGTCGTGTACACCGTTATTTTCCAGATTTCTATATCAAGGTGCAAGAGAATACGGGTAAAATAAAAAGATACTTAATTGAAGTTAAACCACTTAAGCAAACAACAAAACCAAAGAAACCAAAAAGACAAACTAAAGGATATATTCGTGAAGCATTTGAATATGCAAGAAATCAAGCAAAATGGAAAGCAGCAAGAGAATATTGTGCTGACAGAATGTGGGAATTTAAAGTAATTACTGAAAAAGAGTTAGACATATGAGTAGAATAGATCCTATCATGAAAAATCTAATCGGAACAGAGAGTCCCGATGATTTAGCAACAGAAATATTAGGAGTGTTAACTGAAGGAAGTAATGTTCCCGAAGCAGGTAATTTTTATGTCTTTGTATACAAAGCAAAAACACCTGGCATTGCATATGACTCACATCCACTTGTTGCTGTAACTGATGTCTTTCAATGGGGATTCAAAGGATTGAACTATCATTGGGGAGAAATGAGACAATATACCTTTCCAGAAGTGGTTGGTGGTCTGTATAAAGTAGATGAAATGGAATTGAGAGATCTAAGAACTCTGCCTTTTGTCAAAATCATACTAAATACTTAAAAAAGTAGATATAAATGGCACTAGGAACTTGGCTACCTGACGC